AGGCCAGACATCACGACGGGCACTGCGTACTGCTTGATTTGGAATTCAGCAGCAGAGATGACGTCTTGAGCAGCCACGGGCAGCAAGTCGTAACCAGAGTAGAAACCGCCGTTCGCGTTTTCAGCGAATGAGAGTTCTTCAAAGATTGTGTTACCACCAGAGATGGTTTTGACGTTGCCGCGTGTGTTCAAACGGGACAACAGGGCGTTGTTTTTAGTAACGTTGTCAGCGATCTGACGTGTGCGTGACTGGATCGTCGTTGCGACGATGTCACTTACATTTGGAAAAGACATGATGACTCCTTCATCTGAGTTAAAACGAGCTTGCGCTCACCTTTTTCAGATGCGCCTACGCGAACCTTTCACAGTCCGACTTCGTCGTAGGTGGGACGCGGAGCGTCTCCTAGGAGCATGCGGTGGCTGGGGTGCTTGGGCACACCAGTCGAGATTTCTCTCAACGTGGTGTGATTATCGCATTACCTTGAGGTCATCGTGATGGCTGCCTCGATTGCAGAGCGCACATCGGTGCTTTCTTGCCTCAAGGCGCCCATTGGCGCGGAGCCGGAAACCTGCACGGCAGCCGATCTGGCTTTCTGTGCGGCAGTCGTTGTCTGCTGTGCACCGCGAGCTTTGGCGCGCTGGGAAAGCACAGAGCGAACGTTGTCGTTCATCAGGCAGGCTTTCTTGTAAGCATCCTGCAAGCTCATGTTTTGGCCGCGACGTTGAGCCGCTTCGATGATGTCGGCCATGTCTTCGCGTACATCGTTGCCAAACTCAGCGCGGTCCAAGAATGTGGACACCTCACTCTGCGCGGCCTGCGCGGCTTGCTGCTGTTGTTGGAGCTGAGCCTGCTGGAACTGCGTGAGCATGTTTTGCATGGGCGCCAGACGCTGGTTGAGCACCTGCTCCATTGCGACCTGCTGGGGGTCTTGGCGCGGTGTTTGGCCAGCTAGGGCGCTGTCGAGCATCTCGATAAACCCATTGCCAAAGCGGCCAGTGCCAAACTGGTTGACGATGCCGGCCACCAGCTGCGCGAGCTCGGGCGCCGTGCCGGTGCGCAGACGCGCTGCAGTGCCCATCAGGTTGTCGATGGCCTGCAAAGGGTTGCTGTTCTCGGCCTTGATAAACGCCTGGTAAGGCTCGATCGTCTTCATCACCGCCTCGGCAGTCTTGCGTGCCTCGGAGGTTTCTTGCAGGGTGCGAGCCACTTCGGTCTCGCGGCGCTGGATCTCAGCACGCACAGGCTCAGGTAGTGAGCCCCAGTGCTCGCGAATGTCGGGACGCCATGAAGCTGGCGCTTTTTCACCTGGCTGACGCGGCTGAGATTTGGGTCCAGCCTGAACACCTTCGGGTTTCTTAAATTTTCCTTGCTCGTCTCTTTCCGGTTGCTGAGCCAGCTCGTTATCGGCTGGCTTGTCCTCAGAAAGTGCATTCAAATCCTGCGTTGCAACGGGATCTGCTGCTGGCTCAGAGGATGCTGCAACGGGCTCGCTGGACTCAACAAGGTCAGGGGCCGGTGAGGCCTCGGATGCTGGCGCGAGTTGTAGCGGCTCGTCTGCTTTCTCGAACGCGGCCTCAAGGGCGTCGCGCATGGTTGTCGTGGGTTCTGACATGGCTTATTACCTGTTTTGAAGTTTATGAATTGCGCGCTCTATGTCGGCACGCTTAAATGAACCGCCCTCGGTCATGTACCGTTCGCGGCTTTCTTTGGCTTTCGCCCAAGATCCTGTGAAATCGTCCATCGTTGTGAGGCCCTTGGCCTTCATGTAGTCACGATGCTTTGTGCGCGAGGAGATGTCAGTGCCATCGGGCGCCTTCATGCCCGCGTAGCTGCTGTCGCCCCACAGGGCGCCAGAGTCGGTGCGCAGCTCAGGTTGGTAGTCGTCGGTGATCTCAATCAGCTCACCCGTTTTGCGGTCTTGAATCCAGCGGCGTCTGGTCATTCGTTCCTCACTTCAACATGCGGAGTTTGTAAATCGTGGTTTGGTACAAAGCGACGATCTCGTCGATCGCGTTCTGCAGCGCTGTCTCGTCCTTGTCGCAGACCTCGTAGCGGTAGCGCTCGATCCACTCCATGTGGTCCTCAAGCTCGCCGGCAACGTCGTCGTCCAAGTCGCACGTCAGGATCTCCACCTTCATGCGCTCGCCGTAGTAGCCCTGGTACTGCTCGACAAACTCGTCCATGAGCTCGCCAAGACCCTCGTAGAACGAGGCCAGCGCCATGTGCTTGGAGTAGCTGTCAGTCGCCCAATGAGCCACATGGCCCAGTGAGCGTGACTTGACCAGTAGCGACGCAAATTCGTTTGCTTTTTCCATCTCTTACCTCACTGCATGGGACCGCCGACTTGCGGCATTTGGGGTGCTGCCGGTGGCAGTTGGGGTGCTGCCGGTGGCAGTTGGGGTTGTGGCTGCAAGATGCCCATCGCACGCAGCTGGGCCTCCTTGGCAGTCGCTTCCATGTTGGTGTCTTTGGCCTTGGCCATGCGCTGTGCGGCGCCAGCTTGCTTCTCGGCAATTTCCGCGTCTTGCATGGGATCGGGTTTTGGCTCGGGAACGCCCTGCTGCTTGAGTGCGCTAATTGCCTGGTCGAGAACGCTCTCGATCTGGGTGCTGACGCGGAATTTGCTCACGCTCCACTGGAGCAAAGACATCAGGACAGGTGCGGCAGCGGGCACAGACTGAGCCATCGGCGCCACCTGAGAGATGAACGCGCCCAGCCCCTGCATAAACTGCACAGCAGCGTCACGCTCAGCCGCCCAATCCATCGCAGCCATTGAGTCAGCCTCGATGTTGATGCGGTACTCGTTCATTTCCTCGTCTTTGAGAAGCTGAACGGCGGCCATCGCCAGCGGAGCATCGGGCGTGCGCTCGATGTTGCTTCGCTTGATGATCGTCTCGGGCTGGAAGTGCTTGCAGATGATCTCTGCCTTGATGCGCAGGGCCTGCGTGATCCAGTCAGCGATGTAGAACTGCTTGAGCTGAATACGCGTCGAGCCAAACTGAGCCTTGATCTGCTGTGCAGCCGCGGTCTCGGAGGCCTTGGAGCTGCCGCGCATGATGTCGGAGATGCCAAGCACCTCATAGATCTGCGTGACCTTGTCCTGGCGGTACACGCGCAGGTGATCGATGGCGTTGACAACTTCTTGAATTGGAATCCAATCGACTTGGCCCTTGATGCCGCCCTTCTCAGCGAACATCGCCCAGTTGTCCACGGGGATCATCTGGTTTTCAGAGCCCTGGTTGAACACGCGCTGGATGCCTTCGGCGCTCTTGTCGTACACACCGACCACTTTGGCTGCACGCGTGAGCCAGGTGATGCGGGTGTTGATCTCATCGAGCTCATTGAACTGGTCTTGAGCAAAGATGTAGTCGGCCCGAGGCATGAAGTTGCTCGAGGTGACGTTTGCGGCCAGGGGCTTGGGGCATGGGAAGAAGCCGTCGAGACCCAGTGGGTCGTCTTTGACGTCGAGGATGATGTCGCAGCTCTTGGCGTACCAATAGACCTTGCGCTTTTCCTTGCACCAGATCTCAAAGACCTCGGCCTTGCTCCAGGGATCGTGCTTGGGTGACTGGTCGTTGACCTGGTCCTTCTTGCTGTAGTTGCCCAGGGGTACTTGCGCAGCGATCTTTTCGCCAAAACGCGCAACCAGCTGGTCTTTCGTCATGAAGACGCGACGCGCAACCCAGCGCACTTCATGCCAGGTGCGGGCGGGGGAATAGAAAAAATCTTCCCAGTAGATGTAGTCGCAGGGCGCGTCTTCGTTGACGATGCGCTCGGCTTCTTGAGCAGGGCTCAACTCTTGGCCGTACTCGTCAAAAACCGCAGGGATCTCGTAGGGCTCTGTCGTCACCTCGTAACGCAGCCAGATCTGGCCACAGCCGACAACAAGCCAGTCCTCAATACCCTGGCGCACTGCTGAGTCCCAGGCAGAGACGTTGTCGTCAAAGGCGCGGTTGAGCATGCGCTGCAGCATCGTGCCGGAGACGCGTGCAACGTCGTCGTCATAGTCTTGGAAGGAACGCGCAACGTCAGCCTTGGGTGGCCGTGCATAGAGCATGGACAACAAGACCTGCATCGTTGACCAGAACAGGTTGACCTTGCTCTCGTCTTTGGCATACGCGTCGCGCTTGTCCAGGTAGCGCTGCGTGATGCGGTTCGCGTCCTGGTGAAACTTCAGCAGCTCCTGCTGCGAAGACTGAATCTCGGTCTGCCACTTTTGGGCCAGGCCGTTTGGCGTGTTTGCGAAGTCGCTTTCGCTCGTAATTGATGCGCTGTTACTCATCATCCAACCCTTCCAGACTGCACCGCTTGGCAGTCCCAAATGTCATTAAGTGCAAAGGCGTAGCTCATGCTTCCTTTGGGCAGTGATGAGATTGTAGTTACGCGTGTAGATTTTCTCATCGTTGGACGCGCAGCTAAGGCCAGGTATCTGAACGAATCAGACGCGTGGGAGTGCTGATCGTGCTTGGGTCTGTTGCGATACGTCTGCGTCTTCTCATCCCACTCACGCATGTACGCACGCAGGTGCTCGAGGCCCTCGTAGGTTTTCTCTTCATCGAAGTAGCACTGAGGGATCACCATCCTTGCCGCCTCGATGCCGTCCTGCAATGACATCTCGGGCACAAGATTGGGCCGGATGCCGTTGGCCAAAAACTGCTCGATAATTGACTTGCCGGTCTGCAGCGACTTAGCGCGTGCGTCGTGTGGCAGGAAGATGCCTTTCGGGTTAACCAGGTATGGCCGGCTCTTGACCCAGTCGATGTAGAACTGGATCGGCTGGTTGTCGTCTTCCATGAAGTCAACGATGCGGATGCCGTCCCTGGTTTCTTGCCAGCCCCACCAGGAGCAGCTGTCGGTGTAGCCCAAGTCAGCGACCAGGTTCACAGGAAACGCGGGGTCAACGGCGTGCTTGCCGATGCGGCCCTCTGCATACGCGTCCCCGATCTGCTTGGCGAAGTAGGCGCCTGGCACGGCGGCGTCAAAGCTGCACTCGTACTCGACCGCGAACGCGTCCTCAGTCATCTGAGCCTTGGCGTCTCTCAATTCATCGGGGTGAATGATTCCTGTCTTGGACGCGGGGAGCTCAAGCAGCATGTGCGTCTGGGGATTCATCCGCGCTTCTTCGCGCAGATTCCAAAACATGTTCTTGCCCGCGGGCGTGCCGGCAAAGATGGCCCAGCCGCGGCGGTCTGACAGCGCTGGCCGCAAAACCTTGTACCAAGCCGATGGCCGGATCTGGCCAACTTCGTCTAGCACAACGCCGTCAAAGTACATACCGCGCAATGCGTCGTAGTTGTCAGCGCCAGCCACATAAATCGTTGACTCACCGCCGTGGCCGTTGTTGATCGTGATCTTGAGCTCGGACTCATTTGGCGGCTTGCTCCACATCGGACGCGTCAGGTCCTTGAGGTAGGTCCAGGCGACCCTCTTGGCCTGGTCACGCTGCGGGGCCATGTAGGCGAACTGCGGTTTTGGCAGTGCGGTCTCGAGCGCCCCGATCACCAAGTCAGCGCACATCGCGACCGTCTTGCCACAGCGCCGGTGAGCCACGACGCAGACCCAGCGCTTGTCGCGGTTGTGCAGCGGCGTGAAGACGCTGCGCGGTTGGTACTCGTTCAGGTTCACTTGGTGAGCCTCTCAAGCTCGCGGTCAACGTACCAGCGGGCCTTTTTCAGGTCCTCGATCGCGTTGTCGTTCTTGAGCCCGGCTCGCCAGATGTACTTCACCGCGTTTCCCAGGCAGAAGTTCATGTGCTCCGTGATCTGGATGCACTCGACGCCCGAGGGGTGCTCGGTGTAGTGCGAGGGGTGGTTGACGGGGTCGTTCAGCGTCGGGATCTCGATCTTCTCGAAGCTGGGCGCCAACATGCAGCCAGGCTTATGGGCCTCGATGGGGGATGTCTTGCAGTCTGGGCAGTACCAGGGGCTGATTGGTTTTGTCGTGGTCATTGAGGTTTCCTCATCATGTCTTTTTTGGGTGGTGAATTTTGGAGGGGGGACCCGTTCTTGGCTCGGCCCCCCTCCCCGCCCGAAAGGGGGGTGGGGGTCTGGGAATTTCCGGCTGGCCAATGGCTCAGGTTCGCGTCAGATCCACGCAGGAGACGCGATCGCAGCAGTGGCAAGGGCGTGGTAGCGTCAGTCACCTTGCGCGTCTCCTGCGGCCTTCGGCGCCTGAGTGCCGGCGCCTGGCTCCCCTGCCGGTGTATCAATCGGATCGATGATCCGGTACTTGCCTGCCGAATCCCTTTGCATATCAATGACTTGCGT